GAAAGTTCGTGCTATGGAGGGATTTGTTTCTTATATTAAACAAATGGCTAATGACTTAAATAAAAGAGCATTTTTTAAAAATGATGTATCTAATAACTTTGTTCCAGAGCAACCTAGTATTGGATTCTCAGATGATGATGTTAGAAATGTAGAAGTAATGAGTAAACATTTTAAAGATAAACCAGATAATATAGTTAAGACTTATTCTACTGCTGGAGGCGTTAAGAAGGAATATAAGTAGATTATAATCCCGACAAATTAAAAGTAAAGAGAAAAAATTTTTAACAAGACTATATTTATAGTATATAAACAACAAAAAAAACAAAAATTAAAATAACATGGCTGATTTATTAATGAAAATGCCGATACCTTACGAACCGAAACGCCAGAACCGTTTCATCTTAAGGTTTCCATCAAGTTTAGGTATTAACGAATGGTTTGTTGAAAGTGCTTCAAGACCATCTATCAAGATTGGAGCAACTGAAATTCAATTCTTAAACACATCTACATTCGTTGCAGGTAGATTTAACTGGGACCCGATTAGTGTTAAGTTCCGTGACCCTATTGGACCATCTGCGGCTCAAGCACTTATGGAGTGGGTTCGTTTACACGCTGAATCAGTGACAGGTCGTATGGGTTATGCTGCGGGTTACAAAAAAGACATCGACCTTGAAATGTTGGACCCTACAGGAGTTGTTGTTGAGAAATGGATTCTTTATGGAACTTTCTTAACTGATGTTAACTTCGGAGCGTTATCTTATAGTCAAGATGCGTTGGCGGATATCACAGCTTCTTTAAGAATGGATAGATGTGTGTTAGTATACTAATACTATTTACATAAAATCATACTCACTTATATTTAACCGTAAAGCTAATAAACTTTACGGTTATTTTTTTATATGGAAAATCAAGCAAGAGACTACGGTCAAGAAAATTTTACACTACCACACGATGTAGTTCAGTTACCTTCACAAGGTATATTTTATAAAAATAAAAAGAAAACCTTAAAGGTTGGATATCTTACTGCTTCCGATGAGAACATTCTTATGGGTGGTGCAAATGATTTAACAATGACCTTGTTAAGAGCAAAAATCTATGAGCCAGATGTAAGAGTTGAAGATTTAATTGAAGGTGACGTTGAAGCAATTCTAATCTTTTTAAGAAATACTGCGTTTGGTCCTGAAATGACTATTAATGTCACTGACCCTGCAACTAAAAAACCATTCCAAACAACTGTAATGTTAGATGAGTTATCAATTGTTGGTAACCAAAAATCAAATGAAGATGGTACCTTCACGGTACTTTTACCAAAGTCACAATCTACTATTAAATTAAAACCATTAACTTACGGTGAAATCATGGACATTAATTCCATGGCGGCAATGTACCCACAAGGTAGAACAGTACCACGAGTTACTTGGAGAATGGAAAGAGAAATTGTTGAAGTAAATGGTTCATCCGATAAGGCGGGGATTGCTAAATTTATTGAGTCAATGCCAATTATGGATTCAAAATTCATCAGAAAATTTATGAATGAAAATGAACCAAGATTAGACATGAACAAAACTATTATGGCCCCGTCAGGAGAAAAACTAACAGTGAATGTTGGTTTTGGGGTCGACTTTTTTCGCCCTTTCTTCTGATTATAGAAAAAGTCAAATTGACGAATTTTATTATTTAAGAACATTATTAGGTATAACCTACCAAGATTTTGAAAGAATGCCAATATTTGTTAGAAAGTATCTACTAAATAAATGGCTTGAAGATAACAAGAAGGACTAAAAAATTAGTCCTTCTTCTATTTATATACAAACTGATAATATAAAATGGCGGAAAACGATTTTGAAAATCTAAAAAACTCCATAGAAGGCTTAAAATCTCCTATCGATAAGATATTGGAATCTATTGGGGATATGTACCAAGGTGCCGAAAATCTTAACAACGCATTTCTTCAAGGTAGAACCAGAATGGATGAAATGGCTGATGCGGTTGCTAGGTCTGCCGCTGGTGTTATTCGTTTGGGTGGTAGTATTGAACAAGTTTCATCAACAATGGCAGATATTGCCAGAGGTTCTGAAAGAAATGTTTTGGCTACGGAAGAACAGGTTAGTAAATTATTTGCCGCTAGTCAAATTATTGGTAAAGATACAGAGACTATTGTTCGTAATTTTGCACAGGCGGGTGTAGAGGCGTCTCAAATTGGTACCAACTTAGAACAATCTATAGAATATGTACAAAGTGTTGGTCTAAATGCTCAGGTTGTTATGGGTGAAGTTACCGACAACATGGCGTTGATGAATCAATTTAGTTTTGCCGATGGTGTTGCTGGTTTAACAAAAATGGCAGCACAAGCTTCTATGTTGAGGTTTGATATGCAAAACACCGCAAACTTTGCAAACAAAGTTATGGGACCTGAAGGTGCAATTGAAGCCGCTGCAGGGTTCCAAAGATTAGGAGTTTCAATTGGAAATCTTACTGACCCATTTGCGTTAATGAATCAATCATTAACCGACCCTGGAGCATTACAAGATAGTATTATTAATGCGACAAAACAATTTACTGAGTTTGATGAAAAAACAAAAACATTTAAGATAAACCCTCAAGGTATCTTAATGTTAAAAGAAATGGCTGATGTTACAGGTATTAGTGCTGCTGAATTATCTAAAACTGCTTTGGCAGCTGCGGATTTAGATAAAAGATTATCGGCAATTAGCCCTTCAATTAGTTTTGAAAATGAAGAAGATAAGAAATTGTTGGCCAACATGGCAACGATGGGTAAAGAAGGTGAGTACGTTGTTCAAATTAAAGATGACAAAGGTAATATTGAACAGAAAAAACTTGCAGACCTAACTCAAGACGAATTTGAAAAATTAAGAGAACAACAAGAAAATAGACCTAAAACTTTAGAAGATATTCAAATAAGTCAGTTAGACGTTTTAAAAAATATTCAATCTTCATTGGATGCAAATATTGCTAAGGGTACTTTTGGTGTTGCAGCGACACCTGTTATTAGAGGTAATCTTACAGGTGCTGAAAGAATTAGTCGAGCGGTTGTTAGTTCAATCGATAAAGCGGTTCCTGAAAGCGCGGAAATTACTAAAAAAGTTACCGACGCAGTTGATAAAATGAGTGCACTATTTGTTCAAAAAGATGCTGGTAAATTAAGTGAACAAGATTTTAGTAAACAAGTTGAAGAGTTAGAAAACAGTATAATGAGCCAAGCTAATAGTTTAGGTCAAACAGGTGTTGATGCTTTGAAAGATTTATTACAGGATGCGAATAAGAAAATTACGGGAACTAGCGGAATTGAAAAAGAATTTAAAAACTTTATAAATGAAACTTTAAGCGCTGCTGGAGTTAAAACAAATGCCGCTGCCAATGCGGTAAAAGAAAAGGCTCAAGTCAAACCTTTATCTGAGTCGGATATATTAGGACAAAGTATACAGTCTAAAGTTGCTGCGAAACAAATAGAGTCAAAACAACCTAGCACAACTAATGTAAAAAATGACGTTACAGGAAACATAAAAATTACAATAGATGGGTCTGTTGGGGCGAATGGTTTAACACAACAACAATTAACGCAAATATTCAATAGTGATGCGTTTAAACAATATGTTGCTAATCTTGGAAAAGATACAAAAGGTTCAGGAGTTGTTGCATATCAATGATAAAAAAAACTCAATTAACCTATTTATTAATAAAGTTATAGATGGGTAGTCCATTAGATTATATTAGTACCGAAGGCTTCAGAAAAAAACTGATGACCCGTAATTTAAAACCTTACGGTAAATCACCAAGCCCTGCAACCCCGCCAATTACTTACGAAGTGGTTCAGGGGGATATTTCTGTTATTGATAGTCCTGATTTCTTAATTGATACAACATTTTTTGCCGACAAACAATATACCCTTAACAGATGGGGTAATGAAGGTGGATATGAATTTGCTCCCGACATTTCAGGAAATTTAAATACTGTTTCAAATAACGGGGAATATGGACCAGGTCAACAAGACGCTCACATCGTTGATACGGGATTTGCGGCAACTCAAAAGTGGAGACCATTAAATGCGTATTCAAGTTCAAATAACTTTGATGCGGGTGAAGCGGTAACAACATTAGAGACGGTTAGACCTGACCAAGACAGACCACCAAATGGACAACCATACCCAACGTTTAACGCATCGTCTTATCGTTCAGTTTCTATCCTATTAAGTCCCGACCCTCTTGGTAGTAATGGATTATTAAGCGCGGATTCATTCATCGCTCGTTTAGGTGCAAAAACTTTAAAGAGAGAATTTGAAGACCGAATCGGTAGAGCTATTATTAGAGAAACAATTGGTAGGGCAAACATTTTAAATGTTAATAGTAGTACAAACCTTGTTAATATTTTAACAGGTAATGTTCCGATAATTGAACCAAACTATAATATTACGGTACCTAACAATCCTTTAGGGGCTGCAGCACAATTTGCGTTAAGTCTTGGGGGTAGTCAATTACCGTTCTCAACTATACCAGGTTCTTATTGGGACCCAAATATTAATCCGCCACAACCAACAACAATCCAACAAGCGTTACTTGGTAATCCGTTAGCTGCGGCAGGTAACTTTATTAGTAACCTATTAGGCGCGGGTAAGACAGGTTCTCAAATATTTTTTGAAAATACGGGACAAGGACAAAAATCTTTATTGTTTAAGAATATAAACTTTAACAGATACAAGCCAAGTTATGACCGAACATTAATTGACCGTTTGGGTGGGGCCCTTGTTGGAACCAATACAAACAATGCCAATTATTACGTTGGTTCAACAACGTCTGAACCATCAAGAATATTTTCACCATCAGGTTCATTACCAAATGACCCTTATGGAAATGAAGTTCAAGCTCCTGTTTATGGTCCTGAAGAGTTGGCTCAGTTATATGAAGGACCAAGTAAAGAAATTAGACTTGGTGCTAACGGACCGACCTATGGTAACGGTGGGGGTATTGAAGGTGGTTTCACATGGGTGTCACCAAAATACAAAGGTAATGCTGGTAAAAAAGTTGGTATTGGTGGACAAATAACTAATGACGACGAAGACTTTAAACCATCATCGTATAATACCACTGAGTCAACGGAAAGAACATTTAGAGAAGGTTCTATTCTTGACGACACTCAAAGAATTATTGATAGCCAACCACAAGGTGGTAATCGTTTAAAACACGCGGGTAATGCAATTGACCAAGTTAGTAAAGTATTCAATGATGGGTATAAAGAAATGACGAAAGGTTCAAGAGTGTTAAGTTATGTTGGGGCAATCGGACAAGAGGTTGGTACTGAATACTGTCGTGTGTTTGCCAAAGACGTTCCGTACTTACAATACAATGACCTTCAAAAGACTGACGGTATAACAACTGAAGGTAGAAGATTTTCTTGGTCGGTATTGGATAAGACTTATAATCTTAACATTGGACCAAACAAACAAGAAGGAGGTCAAGACTCGACCAATATTATTGGTACGATGAATAACGCTTATGCTAAGAAATATATGTTCTCATTGGAGAACTTGGCGTGGGCGACATCAAATGCGCCTGGTTACTCTGTGTCAGATTTGGCGGTGTGTGAGAGAGGTCCTAACGGAGGTAGAGTAATGTGGTTCCCACCATATAACTTAACATTCAACGAATCAGTACAGGCAAGTTGGAATCAAAATGATTTTATCGGAAGACCTGAACCCATTTATACATATAAAAATACAAGTAGAACAGGTAGTTTAACTTGGGATATTGTTGTTGACCACCCATCAGTATTGAATGTTATTGTTAATAAAGTTTTAGGTAATGAAACTAACAAGACAAGAATTGATGGAATATTGGATTCATTCTTTGCGGGGTGTAGAAAATATGATATCTATGAATTAGCTAAAAAATACTATACAATTAATCCAAATGATTTGTTTCAAATGCAACAAGCAATTACTTCAAAAGAAGTTACAAGGGAACAAATGGAATATATTGCAAACACAATTAAAGTAGAACCTGAACTCGCGGCACCAAATAGTGGTGGAGGAGCTACAGGTTCTGGTGGTAGTAATGGTAATGGAGGTATTGATTTGTCAAAATACGAACAAATTGGTTTTTATTTTTCAAATGATTACCCACGACCAAAAACTGCACCTAATTACAATGAAATGTATGATGAATATATTGAAGAAAAACCAACGTATTCAAAAAAATCAAACGGTCCTCAGTTAGATGAATTTTATAATACTGTAATTACACCAAACTATAAAATTGCTCAACAATTGGCTATTGATGTTGCTGAGCAAATTAAAAATAGTACTTCTGGTACTGTTACAATTTCAATTGACTCAAGTTGTTCTGCACCACAAACTGTTGAATACAATAAATCTTTGGCGGCAAGAAGGATTGCATCGGTTATAAGATTTTTTAACGAGAATCCTGCAACAAAAAAATATATTGAAGAAAAAAGATTGTTGGTTGTTAGTGGTACTGGATTTGGTGAAGTTGCAACATCAACACCACTAAAATCTAAAAAGACTCAAGAACCTTATTCTGTTAATGAGATGTCACCAGCTCAATCTGTAAACTGTACCGACACAAACCAAAACGCGGTTGGTGGTGATACTCAGGTTGGGGCTAAAGATATTTACACAACACCAGCAATGTCTTGTAGAAGGGCGTTCATATCAAAAATAGATAATAAGTTAAAATCTCCCGACCCTGTTTTACCACCCAAGTATATAACTGTTGTGACGGGTAATGTTGTAACTAAAACTGAAACTCAAACTCAAATAGAAAATGTTGCAGTTGTTAGAGATAATATTACAAAAAGGGTTTTGAGGTCTTTATTATCTGAGTGTGATTATTTTGAGGTAATCAAAGAAGAGACACCTATGGTGTTTGATAATCTAAAAGATAAATTGAAATTCTTCCAACCTGCTTTCCACGCGATTACACCTGAAGGATTGAATACAAGATTAACATTCTTACAACAATGTATGAGGCCAGGTGATACTATACCTGTTGTAAAATCTGTTGGTGGTAAAGATGTTTTAGAATATAACAATGCCACAAACACAGCTTTTGGTACACCACCAGTATTAATATTGAGAATTGGTGATTTTTATAATACAAAAATAATCCCAACAAGTTTAAGTTTAGCGTACGAACAATTAGATATTAACCCTGAAGGGATTGGTGTTCAGCCAATGATTGCAAAGGTAACATTAGCATTTAATTTTGTTGGTGGTAGTGGTCTTAAAGAATCTGTTGATAAGTTACAGAATGCATTAACATTTAACTACTATGCCAATACTGAAATTTACGATGATAGGGCAGATGTTACTGATACAAGTTATCAAGTATTGGATAAAGAGTTTTTACAATTTGCGGCAATTTCTGGTGTTGTGCCTCCAACAATCAATAATGCTGCGGTTGATAATGGACAAAGTAACGAAAACACAATTGGAAGTATAGTTAGTAGTCAAGTTAATGTTTCAGGAATTGAGACTGGTGAAATTAACTATAAAACTTTCATGGATAATTTAGTAACGGATACCCAAACATATTTTACTACAGTTGTTAACAAGAATAGAGAGGTTGCAAATCAATATAATAATGCTATGAGACAACAGTGGATGTTAGAAAGAAATTATATGGATGGTAAAATCTCTACTACCGCTCAAAGTGACACAGTGTTGTATGGAAAACCAAACAATACCCAACAAAGAGTCGACGTTATTTTTGATGAGTTACTGAAAGATATAAAAAACAGTAATGAAGGTTTTATAGAGTTTATGAATGAACCACAAAAAAATATTTCAAATAAAATAATTAGACAATTAAAAGAAAATTATTCAAAATTTGTTGAGGATAAAAAAGGCTCTTTTCTAAATCCAATAACAACTATAACTCAAAGTATGACTGATGCCCAACAGATTTATATTCGTTCATTAGCGAAGTCAAATACTATTGTTTATTATGCACCTACTTTTACCAATAGAGGTACTGATGGAAAACAAGACAAGATGGGTAAAGTTATAAGTTATGTGATATCTGGTACTTCACAAGTGCACACTAGTTCGCAAAATGTTACAAATACTTTAGATGAACTAAAAGAAGATTTAACTTTAATTAGTTTAGGTATTAGTGGATTTAATAAAGTTGTTGGTTCAGTAACTACTTTTGAAACTAAAGGTCTTAGTATTGGGGGTAAATCTTATGAAGGTATTTTGGTTTTTGATAAAGGTTATAAATTACCTGAAAACCAAAAAGTATTTGTACCTTTTAGTAGAATAAATCTTTTTGATAAACCTTCATTTAGAAGAGTGTATATGATAATTTCTAATGATGTTGTGGACGATAAAAAGTATGAAACATTTAAAAATGCCTTAATTGGTAATATACTTAATAATCCTAGTATTCTTGGTGACACTTCAACAACAACCTTAAATAATCTTTTTGACGCTTATTGGAAGGTTAGTGCTAAACCCGCTTTTGTGAATGAAAATGATTTAACTAAAGAGTTTATTGATTATATTGAAAAAGAAAAATTACAAAACTTCTTGAAGTTTACACCATATACACTTGGTAAAGAAAGATTGTTCACTTACACTAGTGAAAATGCGAATGATGAGGGTAGGGTGACACTAATAAAAGGACTTGGAGCTGTTGAAAACCAAAACACAAATAATAAAACATGGAATGACGAATTAGGTGCATCAGTGTTTATTTCTAAAGTAAAACTTAACTAATGGCATATCAATATTGGAATAGATATAGTGACTTCTTAATTAACGGTGAACAGACTGTAGTTCCATTTGTGCAACTACCACAAAAACCTACGGACAAGGCCTACATATATAAAGTTGCAAGAAGTAGACTGGACGTTGTTTCTCAAGAGTATTATAACTCACCATATTTTGGTTGGTTGATTTTACAGGCAAATCCACAATTTGGTGGTTTGGAAAATAACATATTCGATGGTGCGGTATTGATTATTCCGTATCCACTACTACCTTCTTTACAGGATTATAAAGCCGCTTTAGAAAATTATTTTTATTATTATGGCAGGTAACACACCAGGGGACAATAGCGGAAATATTTTAGTTGAATTTGATTATAACAACATAATTGTTGTTGACCCGAATAAAACTATTGACGCGTTTGGTAATATTCGTGAAAGATTGGTTGACCATGAAAAGATGGTTATGTTCGCCAACCTTGAAGCTGAATTATTACCAAGGACTAAATTAGCGGTTGGAGGAACTCCTGAAGATACCGCAACAGTAATTTCTGTTGCAAAAATTAATTTTTTACGACCTACTGAGGGGACTTCGTTGACCACAGGGTATTATGACGAATTAACAGGTAAAAACTCCAGAAATGGTTTAGGGGATAATCAAATTCGTAGTCAGTTGGTAGAACCAAATAATGGTAATACTCCATACAATAAAGTAACTGTTGTAAATCCAGGTGGGACATCAAAAGATAATGGTTTACTAGGTATTACAAATATTAGTGTAACTACAAATACTTCATTTATTCCTACAGTAACAATGGAGTTAGAAGACATACAAGGAAGAGCACTATTTCAATTGGGTGATAACTCACCTTACGCAGCGTTTTTTAACCTACCATACCCACCATTTTATTTAACACTAAAGGGATATTACGGACAAGCGATAAAATACCAATTAAATTTAAAAACTTTTAATGCTAGATTTAACTCTTTTAGTGGAAACTATTCAATAAGTTTAGAATTTGTAGGATATAAGTTTAATATTTTGAATGAAATATCTATGGGTAATCTTCTTGCTGCTCCACACATGTACAGTACAAGATTTGATTTTACTAAATCACCGACATCAACTGAAGGTGGTAATAAAAATATAGAGGCACAAACAAAACAAACGGGGGGTAATATTGGTCAATCGACTGCGAGTCAAAATAATGTTACAGTTCAGGTTGTGAGTGAAAAAGGATATCAGAAAGTTAAAGAAGTATATAGTGAGTATAAGGCTAAAGGATTGTTAGACCCAGATTTTCCCGAACTGACATTTGCTCAGTTTATGAACTCGTTAGAAAATTTAGAAAAAAATATTATCAACACATATATTAAGGCGGATGTTGAACCCTTAACAAACATTAGGGCTTATAAAGAAACTTTAAAAAATTATTATAATGAGGTTTATGGTTCTGAAACTTCTTGGTTTGGAACTTTTATGAATCCAAAGCCTATCGTATTGAAAAACGGTACATTTACGTATACGTTTAAAGATGGTATTGAGGTTGATAAACAACAAACCGCAAAAACATTATTAAGTGGTTATACTTCGGAATTTAATAAATTATTGGCGGAAAACCCAACACTTGGTACTAGAGGTGCCACACCCATTAAAAATAGTATTACTTACGATACGTTATTAGAAAATGTTAATCTAAATGATATTGATTTAGAAAAAACTACACAACAACAAGTAGGGAGTACTGTGGTAAGTGAGGCGGATAAAAAAACTACTTCAGATTATTTGAGTAAGATATTATCAGAACAACTTGAAACAACTTTGAGTTCAGGTGCCATTCCTAATCCTAATAAAAGTACAAATCTTGTCATACCACCTCTTTTTGTTTTTAAAAGTGATACAGTTACAAACCTTACAAGACCAAGGTTTGAAAATTTGATATATCAAATGGAAGCTGAGGCTAATAGACAATTAACAGAATACGAAACAAGGTTAACTGCTGACTTCCAAAGAAAAATTGAAGACCCAACATTAGGTATAGGATTTAAACCAACTGTTAGAAATGTTTCTGCGGTTATTATGGCGTCTGCAGAAGCATTCATAAGATTGATGGATGAGGTCCATACAAATGCTTGGAATGTTAAATATGACCCAGTAAGACAATTGGCAATTTTAGATAACCCGTCTTCTGCACCTGGTGTTGATACTACGGATAAAACCTCAATATCACAAGAAGCTCAAAATGAGAATCAAGGTTTATCCACGGCTAAAGTTCCTGTTTACCCTTGGCCTCAATTCTTTAAAGAAACTCCTGAAGATAAAAAGGGAAGGTTTCAACTTACATATATTGCAGACCCATCTGTTGTTGATATTACAAAAGGATATCTTTACGAAAAATGGCCTGAAGTTGAATTTGTTGAAGAATATATGAAAGGATTAACTCAAAAGTTTAATCCACCTGTTGCCCAAGTACCAACAGATAGTCAGGCGACCACAAACATTATTAATATAAATGCGATTGAATACCCCTCAAATGGTATTGCTTACGTTAACAAAGAGGAAATAAAATTTTTCTATGAAATTTGGGAAAGACAATTCTTAACTTCAAACTATTCAAATTTTGTTAGGGCAACTGGTAACCAACTAAGTCAATTGACTGACTTAATTTTAAGTTCTGAAACTAGTAATATTGTTACAAGTTTAGGTATTAGTGCACCATTCTTAACATTGAAACTTAAGAATTACGATATTACCGCTCAAAATTACCCACAGTTTTTATCTAACATTTCAAACCAAGGTACTGGTAAAGCTTATCAAGAATACATAAGAGATTTCTTTGTGACTCCATACATTAGAAATTTAACGGAAAACTCTTTTAATATTTTAACAACAAACGAATTAGGTAAAGAACCACAAATAATTGCTAAATATGAGGCACTGGAGCAATTGGTTAAAAATGCGACAAGTGAACCTTTGATAATTGACACTTATCCTTTTACAAATCCATCTTGGGTTTCTCAAAACATGAGTCAAAGTAATAGAAGTCAAGGTAATGGTGTGTATGATACTAAACAAGTATTGACCGTTTTTAAAGAAAGAAATGTAATTTCAAATTTCAATAGTGTTTATAACTATACGACGAATAGACCAGTTACTAATTTTTCGTATTTGAAAGTTTCAAATCCAACCACTGAAATTTCTGAAACAGGGCTTAACGTATTTTATACTCTAAGAAAAAATCCTGACGAATTTGTACCAACGGAAAGTTATATTACTCATACAAGAGCAATTACGAACGCAACTACAGAAACAACAACTTCAATGTTGAATACTCCTTACATGGTAAATGCAATTCAAAACGGTGTTTACAATTGGAGAAGAAAAGATAAACATCCTTATGTTCAGGCGGCTTATTTATTCATTAATTCATTACCACTTGCATCACTAAGAGAGAGATATAGAACAGATGGTGCGTCAAGTGAGTTAGATTATATTGCTTCTTGTTTCAAAAAGTTTGGTGCTATCCATAAAATGCCATATTCTTGGGTCCTTAAAATGGGTTCAATATGGTATCGATACAAGTACTACAAAACTAACGGAGTTGATTTCTTGGATAGTGCGTGGACTAATTTTGATTATAAAACTAATTATGACCCGATAACAAGTGCGGATACAAAAACATATGAATTTGAGTTTGATGGTGTTAAAAAAATAACATTACAAAATACTTCAGACCCAACAATCCAAAAAATACAAACAGGATTTTACCCTAAAGTTATAAATGACTTTAACGTATTTTATAATGGTTATGATTTATACGTTAATTATGATAATCAAGAAATTCAGGCAAGTATAAATGGTGGCATGAAAGTCTATAATTTTGTAGACTCAAACGTTATACCAACAAGTTCAAATGTTGGTATTGCGACAGGAAGTCCAACGGCATCTACAATACAAACTTGGTCTGTTATTTTACCTGATACTGTTATGGACTTACCAGCGCTTTCAGGAAATTGTTCTCCAAATCAAAATACTACAAGTATTAAGTATTTCATCGTACCATCATTTGGTACACCATTCAATCAAGTTAGCTCTGAGTTATTACAAAACAACGTTCAAAACTTTTCTTTCTTAAATGACCCATCAATTTATAATGGGTCTGTTAGATTATTATGGGCGGCACCAAATTATGGATACTTCAAAAGTAACGAGATAATTAAACCGAGTCCTGATAAGTATCTAAATAAAATTTTAACTGGTAATACAAAACAAGCACCATTTAAATTTTTAATTACAGATGAATATTCAAATATCGAAGAAATATTTTCAGTTTTTGATAAAAGTATTTTAGATAAGTTTGAACAAGAGTTTTTAAACTTTAGTAGACCCGTTGCGGATATTGAGTTAGGACCGCAAGTTGCGGTTCCAATTGGTCAGTCTCCTGTAGATAATAATGCGGTTTATAAAAATTTCCAATATTTGTTCAGAAGTCTTATGACCATTGAAAGTAATGCGGGTCAAACAACTACTGAGTATTTTAATACAATACCTAACACACAACTATCATCATTTTCAACAACAATAAAGTCTTTCTTGGAGTATGATGTTATTTTGAAATACGGTAATCCTTCAAACTACAAACGAAGAGTTGTGGATTCTTTCTTGGCTTCAAATGGAGGGGCAAATGATATTGTTGACCCTATAAATTTTGGGACTTATGTTACAAATTCTTTACCATCGGCAGGAGGTACTATTACGTTGGCACAATCCAAAGCATTATTTCAATCACAATGGTTGGCATTAGAAACTGAAATTGGATTTTCGACGATTCAAAATTTGGTTTACACGGACCAAGGTTCATATATTACCGATTTCTTTATAGACAATAATATTGAGTTTTCGGTTGCTAACATTACATTGTGTTCCCAACTGATAAAACAATATGCGACTCAAAAGTTATTGACACCAACACTGAATAGTAATGAATTTAAATCAAGATTACAAACTTACTTAGATGGTACATCTGCATTACAAGATTTATTCTTGAACCAAGTATTAAATCGAGTTAGGGCTAAGTTACCAAACCAACAAGAACTTCCTGAAAAATCAATTCAAAGTGTAATTGATGGACAACAAAGTAAAGTTGAAAACTATGAAGTTTTTAAGGCCTTAAATGACAAATGGATTTCGGGTGGTGATTTTACAAGTAAGACATTATTTGAAGATTTCTTATTTTTAGACAGAGCATCAAGAAATATTGGTGACACAATAATCGTTGACATCATATCATTAAAAGATACTTTGTTGGGTACAAAAACTTTTGAAGAAACGTCCATGAATATGGAAATGAGTGTTTTTACATTCTTAAGTGGTATATTGATTAAAAACAAATTTAATGTGATGCCATTACCTGCGTATGTTAACTTCTACAATGTACAAGATGTGGATGGTACAACAATTTCACAAAACACTGAGGGCTCATTAGAATTTGCCGATAATATGTGGGGAACATTCCTTGATGTTGACTATAGAAAATCAGGTCCAAAAATGGTTTGTTTTTATGCGGGATTACCATCGGCGCACTTAGATTTACCAAAAGGTAATTCAAGGTATAGAAATGATTCATTTGAGTTAAGAAGAGCTTCGGAAAATCCTTTAATTGAAAATCAACAAGGTAAAAAAGATTGGGCAGTTTCCAATAGATGTGTAGGATTTAATGTTGATATTGGAACTAGAAATCAAAATATTTTCTACTCATTTAACGTTTCAATGGATAGTGGTAAGGCAACGTCTGAAACAATTCAAACACAATTGAATATGGTTAATCAGGCCAATGGAAAAAACAGTGCAACTCAAAATGTGGGATTATATAATCTTTACAAACAAAGAAGTTATCAGTGTAATATTGTATCATTTGGAAATGCGTTGATACAACCAACAATGTATTTTAATTTAAGACACGTTCCGATGTTCAATGGACCTTATCTAATTACTGATGTAAGTCATACAATAAATGCTGGTGAATTCCAAACAAGTTTTACGGGGGTTAGACAAGGTATTTACGACTTACCGTCAATTGATAACTTACTTCAAAGTATTAATCAAAACTTATTAACTCAAATTGAAAGTGCTATATTGGCCAAAAAAGATAATAAGCCAAACAAACCTACTACAAATATTAATAAGACGGCATTGTTACAACAACAAGGTAATAATGTTGCGGCCTCAGTTAACTCATGTACAGAAAAACTTAATACAAACTATTCGACGTGGGGTGATTTTAAAGAATCGGCAACAATTACTTTATCTCCATTGCAGTTAGCGGACGAAATTAGAAATAAAACTGACAACCCTGATTTACAAGTATTAATTTATTTAATGTGTTATATTAAGACGTTCAATAAAGATAGTTTCTATGGTTATAATAACAACTTTGCCAACGTAGATTTATCACTTTATTGGGGACCAAGTACACAATATTTTATACAGAAACAAGCGTCTTGTGTTGACGTACCAAATTCTACGGGTTCACCATCATCAACGCCAATTGCTAACTTTGAAAACCTTGATAAGTTTTTAAGTTTTATGGTTGCAAGATTAACACCGAATATTAATAGAATATTCTACGGTGAAAATGGGGAGGCACCATTAGGTTTACCAAAATATTATGTTTGTTATTGGTTACCAGCTACAAGTGCGAATCCTAACATACCACCATCATATTTTGATGAAAATCAAAATGAATTTAAAACTACAATTGATACAGTTAAAAAAGGTATTAAGTCTGCTGGTGACGTACAATTAAATGTTGCGTCAGCAAAAACAATTAAAACTGCGGGTGATGCTCAGGCTCAACAAATTGCTAGTGGTGGTAAAGGTGCAACTAATAATTTAAACACGTCAAATCCACCACCACCATCATGTTTACCACCTAATGTTACATCGTTCTCACCATTAACAGGTGTTACGGGAACCATATTAAATTTAACAGGAACTGACTTGGGTAGTATTACATCTGTCACAATAAACAATGTTAGCGTGACTACTGGTATTACAATAAATAATTCTGCAAGTGTTGTGGTAGTTGTACCGTTTAGTAATACGACCGTACCTCAAAACAACACCATTAGTGTTTATGGTATTCATGGTAGTGGCACCACCACAAATACATTTACATACAATCCTCAACAACCTACTCCTGCTCCACCAACAGTTGTACCTGCAGTACCACCAAATAGTAATACCAACCCACAACAAACAGGACCTGTGGTTATGGTATCGGAATTTGATGCTAATGATTATGAACTAACAGTGAAAATCAATCCTGAATTAATACCTGGCGGATTTTTAGGAAATGCTGAATGGTTATACTTAAGTGCTCCTCTGCCATCATTGACGTATCAATTTGTAAGAATGAGTGCAACATCTAACAATCAAGTTGTTCAAGTTGTTTTAGGTGAAGGAACAATACCTTCTAGTTACATGGATGATTTCTTTAATAATCCAACAACATATGTGATAAATGCTGAAGATGTGTTATTTTATTTTGAAAATGAAGGTATTGATATTCCACAAGGTACTAGTAGAGTACTTTGTAAGTTAAAAATAAGTGCTAGAAAAATACAACAACCAAATGAAAATAGTAGTGCAACACAATTCTTCCCATTTGCATTCCCTCAATAATTTAACAAATAACGATATATTTATATAGAAACATAATTATGGATATTAAAACAGCATTAGACAACTACCTTGGTAAATCTACAAGATTTTCTCAAGAAGATAACGGTGACGGTACTAAACAAGTTTGTGATTTAGATACGGGAGATTGTTATACTGTTAGAGAAAGAGACGGTCTTATTGAAAGAGCTGGTCACCAAACAACTGCCAATAGAAAAGTAAGAGTTGAAACATCTAAAGGTATAAAGCAATTGTTAAACGGTTAATACAATGGGTATAGACAAAAAAATATTAAGTGAAATTGAAAGATACAGAAGTATCAACAAGTATATTTTGGAACAGGCAACAGAGTCAGCTCCTGATGATTTAGCTGCACTTGCACCTGATGCAGGAGCGGCACCTCCTCCACCACCTGCAGACGCAGCGGCGGTTCCACCACCAGCACCTGATGCTGCGGGAGCACCACCAGCGGGAGAGGCACCTGCAACACCTATCGATGTTGAAAATGACCCTGATGTTGAGAAAATCGATGATGAAGGTGAATCAATGGAAAAAGGTACCGAAGAAGGTGGTGATAGTGAAGAACTTGACATTACTGAATTGGTTACCACTCAAAAAGACATTCAATCAAAACAAGACGATTACTTTGAAAACTTATTTGGACAATTAGGTAAATTGGAATCAAGATTAGGTGAGATGGATGCGATTATGAATAAGTTAAATGCTCTTGAAAACAAAATCGAGAAGTATCGTGAAAAAACTCCACAAGAAAAATTGGAGTTAAGAACTTATGACTCATATCCTTACAGTCAAAAATTATCACAATTTTTTGATGATAAGTCGGAAGAGATGGAAAAGACGGGAAAAAATGATTATGTTTTAACACCTGATGACGTGACCGACATCAATGTTAACGATATTAAGAATTCTTTCCAAGGTAACGGATTTGAAGACGAATTCAAATACAAATAACAAACACAACAAATAATGTAAGGTCACCCAAAAGGTGACCTTTTTTTATTTGACAAAGTGGTAAAACTAGACTATAATTGTAAAACAAATTAAACTTAAATATATAAAAACATGATGAGTTCATTAGACGCCGTATTGGCACAGTACGAAAAAGCACAACAAGGGGGCGGGGCCCAAAGTAAAATGTCACAAGACGAAAGAATGAAAAAGTATTTCGCTTGTATCCTTTCTGACAAGGAGAAATCAGGACAACGTAGAGTACGTATCCTCCCAACAGCAGATGGTTCTTCACCATTCAAAGAAGCATGGTATCACGAAATTCAAGTTGGTGGTCAGTGGAACAAATTTTATGACCCAGGAAAAAATGACAACGAGCGTTCACCTTTGAATGAGGTTTACGAAGAGTTGATGTCTACGGGTAAAGAGTCAGACAAAGAATTGGCAAAACAATACAAATCTCGTAAATTCTACATCGTTAAGGTTATCGACCGTGACCACGAAGAAGATGGTGTTAAATTTTGGAGATTTAAACACAACTATAAGAATGATGGTATCTTGGATAAAATCATTCCAATTTGGAGAAACAAAGGAGATATCACCGACCCTGAAAAAGGACGTGACCTTGTTATCGAATTGACAAAATCTAAAACACCTGCAGGTAAAGAGTACACAAGTATTTCTACAATCATGTACGATGACCCAGCTCCTGTTCATGAAGACAAAGCTCAAGGAGATGCTTGGATTAATGACGAGATGACTTGGATGGACGTATATTCTAAAAAACCTGTTGATTATCTTGAGGCGATTGCTCGTGGAGAAACTCCAAAATGGGATAGTGAAAAAGGTGGTTATGTATATTCAAACGATACTGAATCTACAACATCTATCGGTGGTGGTAAGTCTACACCAATCGTTGACCCACAGGCTAACGACGAAGCTGACTCTGAATTACCATTCTAATTTAACTGAGCTTGGACATTTACTTAGACGTAGTGTCCAAGCTCTTTTCTTTTATAAAAAATAACACATGGAAAATAGAATAGGAAAAAAAATGTTTGAATCTCTTGTATTGAAATACGAGAGTGAAGTTGCTGAAGCTGAGGCAACATTAATGGTTTATATGGAGAATGCGGTAGGAATTGGGGAACACCCTCAACACTTGGAAGAAATGGATAATTTTGTCGAAAAACTTGCAAACGCTTCAGATAAACTTGTAACCCTAAAACAATTTTATTCAACGAATTATGGCGATTAAAAAGAACGATTTTAGTGCGGTAAAGAAAAAATTCTCTACTTCGGCTAAATACAAACCACAGAGATTTTTTGATTTAGGTCCTGACTTCTTGGATGCGGTTGGACTACCTGGTCCTGCGATTGGGCACTTAAATATGTTCTTGGGTCACTCTGATACAGGTAAAACAACTGCTTTAGTTAAATCTGCAGTTGATGCCCAAAAGAAAGGTATTCTACCTGTATTCATTATTACAGAGCAGAAATGGTCTTTTGAACACGCAAAACTTATGGGTTTTGAATGTGAGGAAGTTGTCGATGAAGAAACAGGTGAGATTGATTGGGATGGTTTTTACATCTTCAACAATGACTTTGATTACATTGAACAAATTACTGACTACATTAATAGTTTATTAGACGCACAAGAAAAAGGTGAATTGGATTACAGTTTATTATTCTTGTGGGATTCAGTTGGTTCAGTTCCTTGTAAGATGACATTTGATGGTAAAGGTGGTAAACAACACAACGCATCTGTATTAGCGGATAAAATCGGTATGGGTATCAATCAACGTATTTCAGGTTCACGTAAATCTGATTCAAAATACGAAAACACATTGGTTATCGTTAACCAACCTTGGGTTGAATTACCTGACAATCCATTTGGTCAACCAAAAATTAAAGCTAAAGGTGGTGAAGCTATTTGGTTAAACTCATCATTAGTATTCTTATTTGGTAATCAAAAAGGTGCAGGAACAAATAAGATTACTGCAACCAAAGATAAGAGAAGTGTTAAGTTTGCAATTAGAACTAAAGTTTCCGTAATGAAAAACCACATCAATGGTTTAGGTTATGAAGACGGTAAGATTATTGTGACACCACACGGATTCTTGGCAGGTAAAGAAGCGTCAGAAGAAAAAGCGTCCATTGAGTCATACAAAAAAGAACACGCTGACTATTGGAAAGAAATTATTGGAACTGACGGTGATTTCACATTGAAAGAAGAAAAAGAGGATTAATATATTGTTTCACCATTTAAATCACAAATGTGATTAAGACACTATTAGTAGACGGTAATAACTTATTTAAAATAGGATTCCACGGAGCCAAAGATGTTTTTAACAACGGAGACCACGTGGGTGGAGTATTTCACTTTGTGAATATACTCCGTAAATTCCTTGAAGAACACAACCATGATAAGGTTGTTGTATTTTGGGATGGTGAATCAAATTCATCTATAAGAAAATCAATTTATCCCCAATACAAAGAGAACAGACGAGAGAGTATGAATGAATACAAGTACGAATCGTATTTGTATCAAAGAGCTCGTGTCAAACAATATCTCGAAGAAATTTTCGTAAGACAAATTGAGGTTGAAGATAATGAGGCGGATGACCTCATTGCTCATTATTGTAAGATATCCAAAGACGAACAGATTATCATTTTTTCTGCGGATAAAGACCTTACACAACTTATCTCCGAGAATGTAACCATCTACTCCCCAATCACAAAACAATACTTTAAAAACGGAGATATGATTTCCATCAACAAGGTGGACATCCCTCACTATAATGTATTGGTGACTAAAGTATTCACAGGAGACAAGTCCGATAACATTGATGGTATTCAAGGACTTGGAGAAAAAACTTTAGTTAAGTTATTCCCACAATTGCAGGAGAAACCATGCACTATCGAAGAAATCTTGGATTATGCACGAAATCTCCCGCAAGAGAAACCTTCCAAAACATTGACAAATCTTTTGACTGGTAAAACTAAATCAACTATATTTGGAGAAGAGTTTTATACAACCAACAAAAAGATAGTCGACCTTACAAACCCTTTAATTACTGCCGATGGAAAAGAATTAGTTGAACAGATTTTAACCGACACTATAGACCCTACAGATAGGGGATATAAGAACTTAATGAGAATGATGATGGAAGATGGTCTCTTTAAGTATCTACCCAAGAACGATGAAGCTTGGGTTAACTTCCTCAAACCCTTTATGAAATTAACAAGAAAAGAAAAAAGAAATACAAACAAAAATTAAATTATGAAAGAGCAAGACAGCACCAAAATGGAATTCTTACTTACGTTGAATGACAACATCGTTGTTCAGAGATTTTTTAATGTTCGTGGGTACAACCCAAAAGCAAAAAATTCTTTGGAGTTATACGAGTTTATTAAACGACTTAAAGATTCCCTTGAGTACAACTTAAAAATGAAAACAGTTGTGTACATGATGGACAACAAAGATGCGATTGTTACAGACCCTGCAATTATGGACACATCGTTTACTGATGGTAAAGAAGAATTTAACCTTTACGTTAAAATTGGGGAGCAGACAATTTGTCATAGAAATTTTGACGGAAAATTGTTCCCACCAAAAGTTCGTTATACGGTTGATGTACGACCATTTTTGAAAGACGTTTTAAAAGAATTAACTGACATTTTTTCAGCTCAAAAATTATCTTTTGATTATTTGGGATTTGACTTAAAGTAAGCTATATTTAATAAAACAGACGGACGAAAAAATACAATATGAACAAGAATTTTGATTACTTAGGGAATACATTCCAAATACAACTTTTAAACCAACTTATCGTGGATAAAGAATTTTCTACATCAATTATGGATGTAATTGAGAGTTCTTATTTTGATAACAAATACTTCAAGATTATCTTGCAAATGACCAAGGAGTACCACGCAAAATACCAATCTACCCCTAACTTCGATACTCTTGAGCAGATTGTAAAATCAGAAATTTCACAAGAATTAGTTGCAAAAATTGTCCTTGACACTATCAAACAAGTAAAAGATGCACCATTTGAAGGAACAATGTTCGTTCAAGAAAAAGCGTTGAAGTTCTGTAAACAACAAGAATTACAGAAGGCGATGGACAAAGCCCAAAAAATCATTACCGAAGGTGACTTTGAATCTTATGACAAAGTTGAAGGTTTGGTACGTGAAGCTCTTCAGGTTGGGGAAAGAGATACAGGAACAACTGATATCTTCTCTAACCTTGACACCGTACTTGATGAGGACTTCCGTCACCCAATTGCGATTGGAATACCAGGTATTGACAGACTACTTAAAGGTGGTTTGGCAAAAGGAGAAATTGGTGTTATCTTAGCACCTACAGGTGTTGGTAAAACAACTATCTTAACAAAGATTGCGAACAATGCGTTTAATCTTGGATACAATGTACTTCAAATCTTTTTTGAGGACAACCCAAAGATTGTACAACGTAAACACTTCACACTTTGGACGGGTATCGAACCAGACAACTTGGTAAAACACAAAGAGGAAGTAATGGCTAAAATCACTGACATCAAAGAAACGATGAAGAACGAGTTAATCTTGAAAAAACTTCCATCGGATTCGATGTCAATGAACCAAATCAAAAACCAAATCAGAAAGATGATTGCTGATGGTACTAAGATTGACTTGGTTCTTTTGGACTATATCGATTGTGTGGTTCCTGAGAGTACAAGTAAAGATGAATGGAAGGCTGAAGGTTCCGTAATGAGAGGTTTCGAGGCAATGTGTCACGAACTATCATTAGTAGGATGGACAGCAACACAGGGTAACAGAAGCTCTATATCTTCTGAGGTTGTTACCACCGACCAGATGGGTGGTTCTATTAAGAAAGCACAAGTTGGACACGTTATCATTTCCGTGGCGAAAACTTTACAACAAAAAGAAATGAACTTAGCAACTATTGCGATTACCAAATCACGTATTGGTAAAGATGGGGTAGTGTTTGAGAACTGTAAGTTCAACAACGAACTACTTGAAATTGATACTGAATCGTCGGTAACATTCTTAGGTTTTGAAGAACAACAAGAGGAAAGAAAAAGAGACAGAGTTAAGGAACTTTTGGAAAAGAGAAAACAAAGAGAAGAACAAAAACAATCGTAAAAAAAAACACAAAAAACAATTATGGAAAAAATATTAATAGAGAACCCTAATAGGTTTGTTATCTTCCCAATCCAGCACAATGATATTTGGGAATACTACAAAATGCACCAAGCGGCATTGTGGACGGCTGAAGAAGTAGATTTAACTAATGACATCAGAGATTGGAATAATCTATCTGAGAACGAACAATATTTTGTTAAAAACATTTTATCGTTCTTCGCGGCTTCTGATGGTATCGTTAATGAAAACTTGGCTGAAAACTTTTATCGTGAGGTACAATACCCTGAAGCAAAATTTTTCTACGGGTTCCAGCTTATGATGGAGAACATCCATAGCTTGATGTATTCACTTCTTATTGACACTTATATCTCAAATGAGGAAGAAAAGAATTTATGTTTCACCGCATTGGACAATCTACCAGCAGTTCAAAAGAAAGCTAAATGGGCTTTGGATTGGATTGAGAAAGCATCGTTCCAAGAAAGATTGGTTGCGTTTGCGGCGGTTGAAGGTATCTTCTTCTCAGGTTCATTCTGTTCAATCTTTTGGTTGAAATCAAGAGGTATCATGCAAGGTTTGTGTAATGCCAATTCTTTAATCTTTAAAGATGAAAACTTACATTGTGATTTTGCAATCCACTTGTTAAACAACCACGTTGAAAACAGACCAAGTGAAAAAAGAATTAGAGAAATTTTATTATCGGCATTAGAAATTGAAAAAGAATTTATCACTGAATCATTACCAGTATCTTTAATTGGTATGAACTCAAACTTAATGAAACAATATCTTGAGTTCGTTGTTGATGGTTTGTTAGTTAAGTTGGGTTGTAAAAAAGAATTCAATGTTGAACAACCATTTAAATTTATGGAACAAATTGCTGTTGAGACAAAAGGAAATTTCTTTGAGTCAAGAACGGTTGAATATCAAAAAGCAAAATTAAATGAAACAATCTCCTTTGAGGAAGATTTCTAACATTAAAACAATATGATGTCATTAAAAATTAAAAAAAGAAACGGTGAGGACGTATCATTTAATCCTCAAAAAATCTATAATCGAGTTAAACGTGCGGCAAAAGGATTGAACGTAAACTCTGATGAAATCTTCATCAAAGTCATTACATCAGTCCCAACTGAAGGACTTATCACAACCAAAGAGTTGGATAAGTTAGTTTACGAAATTGCTGCGGCTTATACTGGTAGTCACCACGACTATTCAAGATTAGCATCGTCAGTTGCAATTTCTGCGTACCACAAAGAAACTAATGATAGTTTTTGTGAGACTATTATGGAGTTACATTCAACTGGTGTAATCAATGACAAGTTAATTGAAATCATGGACTCTTATGGTCATGACAAAATTGATGAGGTTATTAATCATGAGAATGATTATAACTTTGATTACTTTGCTTGGCGTTCATTACAAGAAATGTATTTACTAAAAACACCACAAGGTAAAGTAATAGAAAGACCACAACACATGTACATGAGAGTTGCTCTATGGGTAACAAACTCATTTGAAGAAGCGGTTGAATATTACCATTCATTATCAAATCAACTTATTTCACCAGCGACACCAATAATTATTAATTCAGGAACCAAAGTCCCTCAATTAGCGTCTTGTGTTTTACATTATAATAACTCAGATTCACGTAATGGTTTATTACAAACACTGAATGATATTTCAACTTATTCTTCAGACGCTGCAGGTATTGGTTTATCAATGTCTAACATCAGAAGTAAAGAAAGTCGTATCAATTCATCAGGTGGATTTGCGGGTGGATTGTTGAAGTATTTGAAAATAGTTAACGAGTCGTTAAGATTCTTTAACCAACAAGGAAGACGACCTGGTAGTGCTGCTATCTACATCGAACCATGGCACAAAGATGTTATGGACTTGTTAGATATTAAAAAGAACACAGGTGCGGAAGAATTAAGAGCAAGAGATTTATTCACAGCTCTTTGGATTCCTGACAACTTCATGAGAGCGGTAAAGGAAAGTTCTGATTGGTATTTGTTTTGTCCTAACGACATTATTAAGGCGGGTATAAAACCACTTCAAGAATGTTATGGTGACGAATACGAAGCAAACTACAACCAAGCGGTTGAGTTAGGTCTTGGTAAAAAAGTTAAGGCTCAAGATGTTTGGACTAAGATTATCGAATCACAAGTTGAAACTGGTGTTCCTTACTTATGTTCTAAAGATAATGCTAACAAGAAAACAAACCACCAAAACATTGGGGTGATTAAACAATCAAATCTTTGTAATGAGATTTACCAATACACCGATGAAGAAACTACGGCAATCTGTACACTATCTTCGATGGTATTGAAAAACTTTATTGAGAAAGGTGAGTTTAACTATAACTTACTTTATAGTGAAGTGAGAAAAGTTGTTAGAGCTCTTAACAAAGTTATCGACATAAACAGTTACTCAACTGAAAAAGGTAGAAAGGGTGGATTGGACCAAAGAGCAATTGCGATTGGTACTCAAGGTTTAGCGGACGTATTCTATTTGATGGATTACATCTTTACATCTGAAGATGCTAAGAAATTGAATAAAAACATTTTTGAAACTATCTACTTTGCAGCAATCACTGAAAGTATGGAATTATGTAAAACAATGATACACAAACCATACGCTCACTTTAAAGGTTCACCAATGTCAAAAGGGGTATTCCAATTTGATATGTGGGGGTTAGATTATGAAGGATTAAGTGGTCTTTGGAATTGGGATTCTTTAAAAGAAGAAGTTAAAACTTACGGTGTTTGTAACTCATTATTCACGGCTCAGATGCCTGTGGCATCTTCAGCTAAGATTACAGGTTCATTTGAAATGACAGAACCAGCTCACTCAGCGTTATTTAACAGACGAGTTGTTGGTGGTGAAATTATGATTGTGAACAAGTATTTGATTAATGACTTTGAAAAGATTGGTATTTGGAGTGAGGATTTGAAAAATGAAATCATTTTAAATGAAGGTTCAGTTCAAAACATTAATTTTAATAATCACCTTGATACTGAGGATAAAAACTATACAAAGAAAGTTAAACGTATTGAACACTTGATTAGTAAATACAAAACAATTTGGGAGATTTCACAAAGAGAATTGATTAACATGGCGGCGGACAGAGCACCATTTATCGACCAATCACAATCAATGAATATCTATATGGCTAACCCAACATTGTCTAAGATTACCTCATCACACTTCCATTCATGGGAAAAAGGTTTAAAGACATTATGTTATTATGTTAGAACTAAAGCAATTTCAACAGGGGCTAAACACTTAGCGGTTGATGTATCAAAAATACAACAACCTAAAACCAAAATTGTACAACCAAAAGTTGAGATATACGAACTAACTCAAAAACCTGAAGATAGTCCTTTTGAATGTTTTGGATGTAGTTCCTAATTTGAAAATCCCGATTCATTCGGGATTTTTCATTTTTAATCTATTTAAAGAAAAATAGATAGTATTATATTTATAGTTATGGCAGATGGAATTACTTATGGTATAAATTTTCCCTTTAGGGATTCTAGACGAGGTGACTACTTAGAACTTACTGAATTAGAATCTCAGGAGATTAAGGCCGACTTAATACATTTATTATTAACAAGAAAAGGTTCTCGATATTTCTTACCTCAGTTTGGAACAAGACTTTATGAGTTTCTATTTGAACCATTTGACGGACTTACATTTAATGCCATTGAATCTGACATAAGAGATGCTATTGAAACATTCATGCCAAATTTATTGGTTAATAGTTTAAGTATTACTCCTGCGGACGCCCAAGAAGAAGTTGACATTGCAACAGGTCAAAATCTTTTAGGTACAAGTGAATCATCCGTATACCGATTCCCTGGTAAGGGTACGTCAGAATATACCGCAAAAATAAGATTAGATTATTCGACCAATGGTTCTACATTTGGTCAGAGTGATTTTGTGATTATCAATATTTAATATAAATGGCAAATAATAGAATATCGTACGCAACAAGAGATTATCAGTCAATTAGAACTGAACTCTTAAATTATACTAGAACGTATTACCCTGATTTAATTCAAGACTTTAACGACGCTTCGGTATTTTCTGTTTTCATTGATTTAAATGCAGCAATTGCAGATAACTTACACTATAACATTGATAGAAGTGTTCAAGAGACTGTATTACAATATGCTCAACAAAGGTCATCAATTTATAACATTGCCAGAACCTACGGGTTAAAATTACCAGGTCAAAGACCTTCAGTTGCTTTAGTTGATTTTTCAGTTACAGTTCCAGCATTTGGGGATAAAGAAGATGAAAGATATTTGGGAACACTACAAAGAGGTTCTCAAGTTGTTGGAGCTGGTGTTGTATTTGAAAATGTTTATGACATTGATTTTGCGTCACCGTACAATGCTCAAGGTTTCCCAAATAGAATTAAAATACCAAACTTTAATTCAAATAACGTGTTGGTTAACTACACAATTACAAAAAGAGAAATTGTTGTAAATGGTATCACAAAAGTATTCAAGAGAGTTATTGGAGCAAATGATGTTAAACCATTCTTTGAGTTGTTTTTACCTGAAAAAAATGTGTTAGGTATAACAAGTGTTTTATTAAAGAATGGAACTCAATATACTAACATACCAACTACCGCAGAATTTTTAGGTGTTGAGAATAGGTGGTATGAGGTAGATGCTTTAGCCGAAGATAGAGTCTTTATTGAAGACCCAACAAAAGTATCTGACCAACCTGGTATTAAAGTAGGTAGGTATATTCAAACACAAGATAGGTTTATTACTGAATACACACCTGAAGGGTTTAAAAAAATGACATTTGGTGGTGGTACAAATACTGCTCAAGACCAATTGAATCAGTTCACAACTTTAGGTACTACATTAGAATTGCAGAAATATTCAAACAATTTTTCATTAGGTTCTACATTAACACCTAATTCTACTTTGTTTATACAATATAGAGTTGGTGGTGGATTAGCAACAAACTTAGGTACGAATGTTATTAATCAAATTGGTACAGTTTCATTCTTTGTTAATGGTCCATCTGAAACAACAAACTCTGCAGTAATCAACTCATTACGATGCGTTAACGTAACGGCAGCGGTTGGTGGTGCGGGTATACCATCATTAGAAGAAATTAGAAACTATGTATCGTTTAACTTTGCGGCTCAAAAGAGAGCGGTTACAGTACAGGATTATGAATCAATTATTAGAAACATGCCAGCTCAGTTTGGGGCACCTGCCAAAGTTTCAATTACAGAAAACGACAACAAAATTTTAATTCAAATTTTATCATACGATACATCAGGTAAATTAACAAATATTGTTTCAAATACTTTGAGACAAAATATTGCCAACTACCTATCAAATTATCGTATGATGAATGACTACATATCGATATTCAGTGCTGAGGTTATTGACTTGAGTGTTGATGTTTCAATTGTTTTGGATTCGGCTCAAAACTCAGGACAGGTTATTTCAAGTGTGATTGATAAAGTTTCTGCATACTTTAACCCACAAACAAGACAGTTAGGTCAGAACGTATATCTGTCAGAGATAAGAAGTATTATTCAAAACACTAACGGAGTATTAACTGTTGCAGGATTAGAGGTGTTCAATGAAGTTGGAGGACAATACTCTTCAGCGGAAACTTCAATGGAGTATGCCGACCCTGAAGTAAAATTGATTGCACCTGTTGATGATACAATATTTGCACAACCATCACAAGTTTATCAAATCAGATATCCTGGTAAAGACATCAGAGTGTCAGTTAAGAACTTCCAATCAATTACTTTCTCTTAACAAGTTTATTTATTTTTTCTTTAAGTTATTATTTAATTGTGTGCGTAAACTTTAAAAATACCACATAAACTATTTATTAACTAAAGAGATTAATGGGTCAATCATATAGAATAAGAACCGAGTTAGGTATCACTAAAACAATTAATGTACAGTTAGACCAAGAGTTTGAACAACTAGAGATTCTATCTTTAAAAATTCAACAGGAGGATGTTTATAATAGAAACTGTGCGGATTATGGTGTTCTTGTTGGTAGGGTTACTGCCAACAATGGATTTGGATTACCAAATGCCCGAGTATCTATTTTTATACCAATTTTACCTATTGACGAATCCAACCCAATAATCTCAAGTATCTATCCATATAAATCACCCGAAGATAAAAATGAAGATGGATACAGGTACAACTTATTACCTTATGAAAAATCATTTTCAACACACGCAGCTACGGGTACTTTACCGTCAAGACTTGACGTACTAACAGGGGCCACCGCGGTTGAGATTTTTGATAGATATTATAAATTAACCGCAAAGACCAACGAAAGTGGTGACTACATGATTATGGGGGTTCCATTAGGTAACCAAACTATAGTTATGGATGTTGATTTATCTGATATAGGTGAGTTCTCATTAACACCTCAAGATTTAATAAGAATGGGACTAGCCACCGATGCTCAAGTTGCTGGTAATACATTTAGAAGTTCAAATGATTTAAATTCTTTACCACAGATAATCAATTTAGTGAAGACTGTTGAGGTATCTCCATTATGGGGAGACCCAACCATTTGTGATATTGCAATAAACCGAGTTGATTTTGATTTACGTGATGAGGCAAATATTGATATACAACCAACATCTGTGTTTATGGGGTCAATATATTCGACCGCAGATAGTTTCAGAATTAGACAAAGCGCTAGACCAAAAGATAATTTTGGTAACCTATGTGATTTACAAACAGGTCCTGGACAGATATTAGCAATTAGACAAACTATTGACCAAGATAGTCAGGGATATCCAGTCTTAGAACAATATAGTTTAGCGCAATCGGGTAATATTATTGACGGTGACGGAGTTTGGTTGACCGAGCTACCTATGAATTTGGATTATTATATCACCAATGAATTTGGTGAAAAAATAGTATCTAATGACCCAACAATAGGTATACCCACAAAAAGTAAGTACCGATTTAAAATTAAATGGGCTCAACCTGCAACATTAACAGAACAAGTTAGAAGACCGTATTATTTAGTCCCAAATGTTAGAGAATACGGATGGACAACTAACGTAGACAACGACCCAAACTATTCTTCAAGTTCAACTATCCAAAAACGATTGGCGGGTTCTTATTATTTTGGTTTGGATTGGTCAGGTTATACAAATATTGATGCTGCGGTTAATTGTGACGACACGTTTTATGAATTTCAGTACAATAGAGTGTACACGGTTTCAGGACTTATTGACCAATTCAAAAATGGTGGTAGAGGTAGATTTGTTGGTATTAAAGAAATTGACGATAATGATTGTGAAAACACTATAAATAAATTTCCTGTTAACGAAGGGTTTAGGAACTTTGATTTTTTATATTTTTTATTTTCAATATTATTTACGGTTATTCAATATATAGGTGTTCCGTTTATTATTATATTTAGTTTAGTTGCATTTTTAGTTAATAATGTATTAAAAAATAAAGTTTTAAGAAACCTTCCACCTTGGGCGATTTTATTGCTCCCTTTCCGTAAAGTTGAAAAAGTCGGAACTATAAAATTACCGATGATAACATGGCCCGATTGTCAAGCTTGTGATTGCGGTTCAACACAACCCGAAAATTTAAACTACTCAGAATCAGTTTTAGTACCTGATTCAGGTTTATTAACTCAAGTTTCAAATCCTGAACTTTATACTACAAAACTTAGTCAACAATTTGCAAATTCAAATTGGGTTAATACTATACCACTTGCAATTGCAACAAATAATTTAGACCCATCAAATCCATTATCATTTAAATGTGCTAAAGGTGCCGTTCCATTGTATTCGTCAATACAGAAACAAACAATACCTATTGGTGAACGAATCAATATTTTTAATTTAAAAACCAAATATTTTGAAGGTACTAATAAAATTAAAGTCACATTTGCTTCTGAAAATAATTTAACTCATCATTATGACAATACACTAACTGTTCTTGCGACACAATCTTTTTCTGCGGGTACTTTATTAAGTTTTGTAAATCCTGACAGTACTACAGATAGTAATTATTTATGGAGTGCAACAACAACGGCGGGTAGTACTGTAAGTGGTATTAATGGAAGACTTCAAACAAATGAATTTACAATTAATGTTGAATATGCTGACCCAACAAATCCATTAAACGGCTTAACTACTCTATATACAATACCTGCAAATACAAACGTAAATTGTGTCAGTGATATTACAGTTGATGTTACAAGTTTAGGTACGATTACGTACGGAGATTGTGTCGGTGATAGTAACACTTTTAATGCTATTACATTAGGTGTTCAGACAATATCAAACGATGATTGTATTAATTTAGGTACTTTAGGTGGTACTGCAACTTACACTTTAATAAACAGTGGGGAAACATGTCAAAGATATGTGTACCCATCGGACATTGAATATTATCAAGTATTAACCGCAATAACAATAAGTACATCAACTGTTAATGGAGTAACTGTTCCATTTGTTGAAAACTCAGCAAATACAGGAGGGTTTTTCCAAGGAGTATTACAACAAACAAGTATAATAGAAAATTATACAGAAAGATTCATACCATATCCACCAAATAGTAGAACTTTAGAAAATACTGTTAATTTAACACCTACAAGTTATTTTGATGGTTTTACCGAACAAGTTATTTTAATCTTACAAAGAGGAGTTGACCCCTATTCTCCTAAAATACCAAACAAATATTCTATTGGAACTTTATTTGGTACCAACGAAAGTGATTCTAATTGGACATTTACTGCCAATACAAGATTAAACGTCCCAATACAAAAAGTTCCTACAGGGTCGCAGACATTTACACCTCAACACAACGTACAGAATAATATATATTTCCAATCACATTTCTTTACTCCAGGTATTGTTGGCTCAACAACGCCAGGACTACAGTTCTCTTCTTATACGACAAGTAATGTTGGGTACTATGGCGCGTTAGATGGAAATTCAAGGGCGGTTATAGTGCCAGGTGCAACGTATTCATCATCTTCTTTTGTAAATCAAACACCATTATATAGTACGGTTAAAGGAGTATCGACTAAAACTACAAACGTATATTATGAAAGTGCAATTTCTGTAAATGATTACGATACTTCGGAAGATTTATCAGGTGGGGCAATTACATGGGGAAATCCTTTACAAGTTTATCCTGCAAATAGTTCCATACCACCAACATTACAAAGTTATGGACAATTTGGTACTGTATATTTTAGCCCTATATTATACCCATCACTTACAGGACTAACCCAACTTAACATTACAGGTTACTCAAGAAATATTATGAGAACTGACAGATTACCATCATCAGATTTTATTGATAGTGAAAATTTAAGAGGTAGTGTTAGTTTATTACAACAAAACCTTGGATTTGCAACTTATGTTTATGATGGTGATAATATAACATATATAACACCAGGTTATAGTACAGGAGCGTCACAAGTTACTCCTGACATTGAGGGTCAAGTTGCGGGGACAAACGTTTTAAACACTTTAGGTAATTGTCAAAACATGGTTGGTTTGGATTGTTATCAAGGGGATGGAACAAATTTTGGAGTTGACACAAATTGTGACAGTAATACAGTAGTTAAACAAGGTTGTTACGTTTTGATTGAAAAACCTCTATTTGGTATTGCTGATGACATAAAGGCTTTTAGTGAGTGGGGTTACAGATTTAGATTTTTTTATGGTTTGTGTAGAGGTGTTCTTTCACAAACATTTACAAATAATTGGGTTAACGGTTCGTTATTCACGTTTCCAATACAGGTAGATACTTTTTATGATAAACAAAATAAACCTCTACCTCCACAATTCCCTAAACAATTGGTTTATTTTGATGATAAAACAAATAATTTCTACTATAGGTCATCACCTTTCTTGTCTGGAACAACTTCGGGAAGATTCATTGGAAGACCTACCGACTTTTTACAAAATCCATCAAACGAAAGAAATCTACTATTTCCAACTACTATTATTAATTTAGGGGTTAAAGACGCGGTTTACAAAGAAATTGACTTGGAAGCATCGTCAAGTGCTTATATTATGAATAACTTAAATCCAACGAGTTACTCTGACACTTCGGATTTAGTTAACCTCTTTGTTATATCAAGAATATCTAACAAAACTTTTTTACAACAATTACCAATCAGACTCGATAATAGTTTGAACATGTTATTTAGTAGACCTGATAAAAAAGTTGATGGAGATTTGGTTCAGAGTATGTCGATAAATTCTGAGTTTGGGGTTATACCTTTTTCGCCAGAATACTATGTTTCAAATGGAGACCCTGGTGACCCAGTTGTGATTTTAGGACCAGCAACTGCTGCAACAATGGGTATATTCTTTTCTTCAACAACTGAAGATTTACAAAATAAGGATTATGTTACACCAGGAGTTATTAATTTTAGACCAAACCCAACGGCAAACGCAATTACTTATCCTTATGGTATTAAATCACAATATGTGCCATTCTATCAGTGGGAATTAAAACAACAATTTCAAGGGGTAGTTAACATATTTGGTTCCCAAGATAACAATTGGAAAACCAACCAATCGTCAGATTTGAATAGTACAGGTATTTTTGGATACAATTATCAATCATTGAGTAGAAGAAATCAAAACCCACCATCTTATTTTATTGGTGCTAATAATACAAATGATATATACCAAAGAGGATATATATTCAATGTAAATTCTAATGGAGGATATTCTTACACCATGGGCGGTGTACCGTCAAGTAAATTTTTAGTTGGTGCACCATTTCATTTTTACTTTGGAATTAAAAAAGGTAATAGTGCATTGGATAAATTCAAAACAAAATATTCGTTAAGTGAATAAATATACCATCATACCTAGTAGTCAAAAATACAAGTCAGCACCTTTTGTTGACCAAGAAATTTCGGTTACTTTAGAAAGTCAATCACAACTTATTGTTGAGTATGACCGAAGTCAAAGTATTAACTTGGCTCAAGTATATAACGATGAGAGACAAGCGTGTACTGTATTTAGACCGACATTTAAAGTGACTTACTTATATGCCAATACATATACTGGTACTACTCAATACGTACCATTTAGGGATACTTTATATTATGTTGACCCAATACAATCTACTGTAAATGGTATTTGGAAAGGATTTCCTCAGTATTACGAATTTGATTTTTATAGACCAAACATTACTGACCAACACATAGACTATAAATCTAAAAGTGCCTACACCTACAATTGGACTTACTATATAAGTTATGTTTATAGTAATGATTATAGTAAACCACTATCATATGATTTAAATAATAGTTCATTTAATTGGGTTGCATCTGACGGGATACCATTTTCAATACTTAATCGAACTCAAAATGGGGCTAACGTGATTAGTTTTCAATGTATCGCACCACATGGATTAACAGTTGGTGAATATGTTGAATTATCATTCTTTTATAATCAAGTGAATTTATTTCAAGTGTATTCTTTAGGGACGGGTGAGTTTGATAGTGGTGAATATATTTTTAACATTTATAATTTTGGATACACAGGAACTACATTTGCTAATAGTGTTACAGGTACCTTCAAAAGAGTAATCAATCCTGAAAATCTAACTGAAACAAAATCAAAATATTATATAAGACAACATAAGATATTAACTGATGTTGATGAGACTATAATGACTAAAAACGGATTTGAAAAAAATGTTTTCGGTGAAGAAAAAAAGTTTGAATACAGTTCAATTACCCCAAACCAAGTTTCAAGGATTTCACAAAAGACAAGTAGTAATTCATATAATGTTACGGTTGCTAAAGATTTGAATTTATTAAACGTGTTGGACAATCAGAAAAGACCTGTTAGTGAATTGTTTTTAACTATAATTAATAAGGGATATACAGGTTACTTTAATCAACCAAATAGTGGTATTGGGTTAAAACAAGGGTGGGAGTTTAATTTAACATCTCCTGTTAGTCCATGGTGGGATTTATTAAATAATCAATCAGATACTAACATTCCAACATCTAACTATACTTTAACTAATGGTGCTACTAAAACTTTCTACTACAATCAAGACCTTAAAAAAGATGACGTTATTGACGGTGATTTTTGTGAATGGAATGACTATGACCAATTGGAAAGAGTTATTTCACCATACTATCAAAAGATAAAGTACAATCAGAATGTCTTTCAAACTACAAGTTTATACGACACAAATAGTCCAGGTTTCTATTATAAACCCCACACTTCAATGACGATTAGAGTTTTTTCTGACTACGTAGAGACCGCTAATGTTGGACAGGTTGAAAACATCCCTTCATATTCTTATTACTCGGCATCCGACCAACAATTCAGATGGAGAGATTTATATAGTTATGGATTTAAAGATAATCTTGAAAGAGGTGTTGATTACCCATTTTTGAATAGTGCTCAATATCCGTTCAAAGATTTAATTTTCAGGTTAATTCCTGAAGGTATAAACTATAACACACTTGGTGTGGCATACCCAATTAAACCATTGATAGATGAATGTGAATAAAGTTACAATTCGAAACAACGGATTTGTGGACAACCAACTTACAATTCCCGTACAATTTACTTGGGATGACTTAGGTCAAGACCAAAGTATCGAGGCGTTTGAGACCGAAATTATTACTGAAGTAATTGGTGTTGGTCGAGATTTTGAGGTTAGCAGATTTGCTCACTCACCATTGACGGGTACAACATCTGAACCAACGGATATTAAATACGAGTTTTACTTTTGGTCAGGAAGTTCATTAGATGTAGAATCTAATTGGATTACCGACTATAGAGCTGAAGGTTTCTCAACACAAGAAATTTACTACTATACTAACAATTTTTCAAATTCTTTTTTCAAACTTGACTTGTACGATAATTTTGATGAGAAGAGACAGAAAAACTACATTACATTAATTATACCTACCCAACAAGGTTTAAAGATGAATGCTATTATGCAAACCACTGATGTAACAATCAAAAAACCTTCATTTGTTTTGGATTATGTGGGGGATAAAGAAGGTTTCTTTATTTATTGGTTAAAGAAAAGAAATTTCTTGGATATTGATACATTTTATATGACCGCTAAGTTTTATGATGCTGAGCGTGGATTTTTTGTTAAAATGATGAATATGCCTCAATCATCTTTATCGGGTAATAAATATGTTTTTGATAATTCACAGTATTTCTATTATAAGGTTCATCTTGATTATGAGAAACAAGAATATCAAGTATTCAATATGAATCCAAATCAAACCATCTATTTGAATGATGGTCAAAGAGCGGGAACTCTACAACCCATAAAATGGTATGAATATGTTAACCCATAATGGAAGATTTTTATAATATTATAATTTCCCCCGAAACAATTAAGGGTGATATTTTTACTGTTGATATGCAAGGTCAAAACGTTGGACCTGGTTATACGGGTGAAACGACTGGAGTTTATTCGGCAATGACTCAAGTTTTGAGTGGGGGTACCGACGGTAGTTCTTTATTAACAGGAGTGACGATTCCAATATTGTTTAGACAGACTGCAGTAGATTTTGGATACTATAGTCCTTTTGATGGTGCGGTATTACAGAAAGACGTTGTGGCTAATTTTATATTTTCTTCCACGACTACCAATCCGTATGTCTATAACATATATAACACATCAAGTGATTTCCAAAAGTTTTTAGAATTATCAAATTATATTTTAAATTGGGGTGATGGTACGCCTGACCAAATAATAACTACTTACACACCAAATTCTATTTCACATACATACCCTGTTGCAAATGCCAAATATATAATCACATTAAAACAAACAAATCCTTGGGGGGTTACAAAGGTTCAAAAAACGATAACAACCCCTTATTCGGATGTTGTAATAAATAATCCAAATGGTGAGGCGTTTTTTATTCCTGCGGGGGGTAATTGGTTCGAAACGCCAATTAGTTATGACTACATATTTTCAGGTGATGCGGTTAACGTGGTATCTGCTCAAACATCAAATAATTTTACAACGGTTCCATACACGGTTTCAGGACTAACTAAATCTAAGTTGAATGAATTATCAATGTATGGACCAAACAAATTTCAAGTTGGGGTTCCTGTTATTAAGAATGGTCAGATATGGGGTGCAATAACCAATACTGCAACAACCTTCACTGCCTATACAGTTAATTCTGTTGATTACTATGATTACATAGACGGAACAACAATCTTCTTTGAACAATCATCGGGATTTACTGAAAATAATTTGACATCAAGACCAATAACAAAAGAAGAAAGTTTAATCAAAGTAGTTGACCAACCACAAATCCAAACAGATGTTTTTGTTGAAAGAGGTAAGAACTCTGCATATGAAAGAATCCAAAGAATGGGAGAAGTTGACAATTTAGGTGACATGATTAACTACGGATATGGATTTTTTAACGTTGAAAAAAAGAACTAAACTATTTATAAGATAAAAAGATATGGCAATAGGTTCATACGGCACAATACGACCAAGTGATGTCTCACCAGAAGACGTTCAGATTATTATGAATTATACTCCATCAAGGGATGTTACGGATAATTTTATCCTTACACAACTTGATGCACAAACAATTCTTAAGCCTTATTTCAACAATACTCAAACAGGTGGAAATGCTGGTGTTGAGGTATTGGGTGGATTATATAATTTAACATTACCTGCAGAACAGTTCAATGCTCTTGGCATTTACACACTTTATTTAAGACCTGCACAAATTAGAACACTAATTACTGACTGTGGTGTCTTAAATGCATTACCAAACGTAAAAGGAATTGTAATTGACATTACAAATGTACCTACACAATATCAAAACAAATTTGTACCTCAAGGTTTAGTTGGTTTTAGAATTGAATACTTAAATCCTGATGGTTCAAAGATTCCAAATTTCTTTAGAGTTGTAACCTCATCGTTCTTTTGCGAACCTGTAGTTACGAATGAAACAAATACAACACAAAAAAGTATTAGATATAGATATGTTGAAGGAAATTCTAATTTGATTTTCTTAACACTATCACCATCTTCATCGCCAACAAACAATCCAAATTCAACTCCGTTTATTGGACAACCAAATCAAAACATTATTATATCAAACACATTCTTTAATCCAATTACTTTGGAAATAGAAATGGTTGAGTACGATGTATCATCTCTTGCAATTGCTCTTTACGGTAATCAAACCAAATCAATCGATGATGGTATCTACACAATCTATGACCCTCAAAATAACATATACAGACAATACAACTTATATGAAATTAGAGACCAATTTAACGCATTACTTTATGAGGTTAGACAGAGTAGAGGTAATAATATTGATTTCAGTAAAAACTTTACAAACATAACAACTTAATGGCGGTAAACACAAAAAATACTAAGTTCTTTTACCCACCAAGACCTGGAAACGGTGCGGGTACTTTTTCCGACAACATTGTAGGATTACAAACTGTTGAGGGTGGAGGACTTACGCAAGGTAATTTTGAGTTTACAACGGGAGTAACAGAAAAAGTTAATAGAACTTTTAATGTCGGAGCGTTCTCAGAACCAATGACGTTAGATGCAATGAACATCGACAGTCTTGAACAGAGTCGAAGAATATTGGCAACTCAATTTAGAGTTTATCCAAACTTTGACATCACACAAGTTCTTAACTTTTCAATGTACGGTTCATTGTCTGAAAGATTCAGAGTTTCAATTACTAAAATCATTAATTATTTTCCAGCGTCATTAGACATTCAATTTAGTAACAACGATTACGTTACGGGTAACACGGCTTTTGATATTGTGTATGATGTTCAAGCTGACGAGACGTACTTTAAAGTTAATGTTGATAGAATTAAAAATCCATTTGATATTGATTACTCTGTCAGTGCCGCAACTAATTTGGCTGCAAGTGAAATTCTAACTTCAAAATATAGAAATCTTAGTAATACCTATTTAGATTACTGTGTTAGTATTAATGATAACATTTATAAAGTTATATCATTTACACCATCACAGACATTATCCTCAGGTGAAATTGTATTCTATGTTTCAGGTTCACCTTTTGGGTTGACTGCAACCACGACCCAAGAAGAATTTCAAATAAGACCAAATGATTATATTGTTGATAAGACATTTCAAGAAGACTTTGATGAGGTTGAGAAATTTTTAGTTAATAGATTGGTTAGGCCTGAATATACCGCGGTATTCCAAGTGCCACAACAAAATGAATATGGACAGACCTTTACAGATTATCAACAAGTTACATGGCCGAAAGATGGTGTGTGGAATTTAGATATTAGTTCATTCTTATTTGACTCTTATTTGGAACAAATCCAAGCCATTGCTGTTAATCTTGACTCATTTAAGACAAACTTAATATCTAGGTTTTTAGTTTCTGATTCATTAAAAGAATTTGACACATTAGGTAGAAAGGTTGAAAAAATATTTCAAATCTATGGAAGAAGTTTTGACCAAATTAAAACTTTCATTGAAGGTTTGGCTTACATGAATTCAGTAAACTACAACCCTTCAAATGATATACCGTCACAATTATTGGTGAATTTATCACAAACATTAGGATGGTCTTCAAATTTTTCACCAATAACAAATGAAGATTTCTTATCATCTGTTTTTGGTAATACCGCAACACCAACATATCCTGGTTACGCAAGAGCTCTTACGCCAACAGAATTAAATTATGCTTATTATAGAAATTTAATTTTAAATGCGTCTTACCTATTTAAATCAAAAGGTACGAGAAGGTCTGTTGAATTTTTATTAAGATTAATTGGCGCACCTGATTCATTAATTGAATATAATGAACACATTTATTTAGCGGACCAAAGAATTAATTTAGACCAATTCTACACACAATGGGCTCAGATATCAGGTGGAACTTACGTTCAACAAACTCCAACTTACGCACCAGGCCAAACATATAGTATTCAAGGTAATATCTATTCCGCATTTACTACCAACTCAACTTATCAGGATGTGAATATTACATTAGATGATTACCCTATTGATATATTTGGATATCCAAAGGCTCCTGTTAATACTGAAACATACTTTTTTCAAATAGGTGCGGGATGGTACGAAACAACACCAGAACATAGAAGTCCTGATGCAGTTACAATTACAGGTAATGTATATACAGGACAAAACTTTAATATTCAAACTCAATTACAACCGTTTACATATGGTCAAACTTATTTGAACAGGTTTAGAGATTTCCCTTACATGACTGAAGGATTTAAATTACAAAAAGTAGTCGATAATAATAAGTCATGGTTGTCTGATGACGACAGAGTTAGAATTTCGACTCAAGGAGATTATAACGCATATTATTTTGTCGATAATGAAAAATTAGTTCTTAACGTTAAAAACGTAGACATATTCCTTAATCCTGGCCAAGGTTTGGTTTATGATGTTTGGGATGAGTCAAGAAAATATGATTACCCAATACCTGAATCAGGTCTAACTGTTGGATATCCTGTACCAGGTGGTGTGGATTGGACTTATGTTGACCCAAAACCTAAAAAGAAAACATTCTTTGAATTCTCCCAAACTTTTTGGCAGAATATGATTAATACGAGAAACAGACAATACATTTCTGACGGTAAGACTGGTGGATATCCTACATTACAATCTATATGGTGGAAATATATTGAATCAGAACAAACTGTTGGTTTACCAAATAACAAATATACGTACCAAAAACTTATTGACTATGTTAATGGTATCGGTCCTTATTGGACTAAATTGATTGAGCAAATGGTTCCTGCAACTACCATTTGGAATGGTGGTGTTAGATTAGAAAACTCTGTTCTTCACAAACAAAAATTTGTTTATAGACGACAAAGGGGATGTCAATTTGTACCAGTACCTGTTGACCCTTGTTTTATTATCTCAAACATATTTGATTACACTTGTAGCACCGAGTATGTCGATTTCAATATATATCCTTGGTTAAATGGTGATATAAATGTTTCTAATTTTGATAGTATTCTTGCAAATAGAATTAATAACATGTTATCATCAAGTGGGTTAACACTTAATCAATGTAGTCAAAATTCGGTTCAGACTGAATGGTTTGTTGACTTACGAATTGGTGGTGATATATTAATACAAGAGACATTCTATAGTGGTTACGGATATAATGATGTACCTACAAATACTGAATGGAGAAATGCCTTGATTGATTATCTACCAATGTTATATGATTACGGATATACTTATTTCTTAAATGGTAATGAACTAACAATTACCAACTTAAATTGTATCACACAAAATCTTCAAGAAACTGTTGTTTTGAATGTTGGAATAAATATTAATATAGATTGTAGTATATAATGTCAGTTTTTAATTATAACATATCGGTAACTGGAGACTGTTCAAATAGTAATTTAGGTTCAATAAGTTTACTGTTGACGGGTGGGACTCCTCCGTACACAGTACAATGGATTGACCCTGTATTGTCACCTGACGTTGTTACGGTAGCGCCAGCAGTTAAAACGGGTTTAAGTGGTGATACTTATGCGGTTAGAGTTAATGATAGCTCTTTACCTACGAACGCCGAATTTTACATTAACATACCAGTATCGAGCGGGGTATGTGCTAGTATTCTCGGAGTACAAAGTACGACATGTAATCTTAATAACGGATTTGTTACAGGTAGTTCAACATCCGATTATTCATCTACTAATTTTTATCTATATCACGGGGACGGGGTATTTTCACAATCTGCGATTACCAATCAACAAACTATTGTATTTGGTAGTTTGACCGCTGGAACATATTATATGACGGTTGAAGATTTGGGTGGGTGTACTGCTCAGACATCGAATTTCATTATTGAATCTTCTCCAGTATTAAATTATGGTTTATATGCGGTACCAAATTCTGCTTGTGGTGATAGTCCTATAGGTAAAATCATGATTACAGGATTGACAGGTACTGGACCATTCACATATCAGTGGAGTACAAGTGCTACAGGTTCTACAGTGACAGGACTAACTTCTGGTGTTTATTCTGTTGACGTTATAGATGCTTATGGTTGTGTTAACACTCAAACAGCAACAATAAATGATGTGCCAGTCCTTGGTTTTGGAACCTTTACAGTGACACAACCATCTTGTTTGTCAAATGACGGTGCTCTAACTATACAAATAACGGGAGGAACTGCACCTTACTATTATTCCGCTTCCACGGGACAAGTGTCGGTACAATATGGTACTTCATGGACAATATCAGGTTTATCTCCAGGTGACATTAGTATTATGGTTACTGATGCTGGTTTATGTACATTCACTCAAGGGACAACATTGGCAACTCCTAACGGAATAACTTCAGTTACTATCAACACTCAAGGTTCAACTTGTTCAAGTAGTGGTGGAACTATTAGTGTTGCGGTAAATGGGGGCTCAACACCATATACATATACTTTAATATATCCTGATGGTAATGTTTTAAATATTGCCAACGCCCAAACAAACCAATTATTCCCTAATTTATATTCGGGTACTTACACTGTTTCTGTTACAGACGCCTCAGGTTGTTATTACATGGATGAAGTAACTTTATTCGCGACAAATACATTTACAATTTCAACACAAACAACAGGTACAACATGTAACCAAAATAATGGATTAATTACGGTAACAAAAACAAGTGGGGGAGAACCTCCTTATGACTATTCATTAGATGGTTTGGTAAATGTTTTAGATACTGCTTTATCATCAGTAACATTTAATAATGTTTCATCGGGACAACATACTATTACTGTTACAGATAATACAGGTTGTACTCAAACACTTCAAGTTTACGTTAATCAAAGTCCAACGTTAAATTACAGTTTATATACAACATCATGTGGTACAGGTTCTGATGGTTCAATTACAACATTCATTTCATCAGGGGAACCTCCATTCACATTTATATGGTCTGACAATGTTCCAAACAATCCACAAGAAATACAAGTCAGTGGTTTAACCGCTGGAACTTATAATGTTACAATTATTGATAGTAATGGATGTTCATTACAAAGATTTACGGATATTACTTGTGATGCGAGTTATGCGTCATACCAAACTTATGTCATGGGGTCAGAAGTGTTTAATATTCAATCTCAAACAAAATATGGTTTATTACAAATGTTAAATGATGGATTTGATGATTTAACATCGGGTAATACAAGTTGTAGTTTAATTTCTGCGACTTATACGGTGAACGTTTCCGTTAATCCGTTAGGTTTAACTACAAGTGATACTTTCTTTACAACTACTTCATTAGTTGTTGCGCCAACTGATAATGAATACTACGACACGGTTGTTAGTTTATTACAAACAATACCTGGCATTGGGAATATTACTGTAGATGCGGGTAACAATCAAATAACAATCGAGACAAATCCAAATAGTAATAGTTTGGATGGTCAAGAAATCATTGTTGAGTTATTAATCGTTTATGATACAATTTGTTTGACATGACACAAGTAAGAATAACCGAAATAACGGGGGGAACATACCCTATTGACGTATACATTTCAGATGTGTATGGTAACTATCAAACTTTACTTGGTACCATTAACCCTGGACCTGTCCCACCAATTGTTGAATACAATACGGTAATACCTTCTATATTCAATACCGCTCCTGAAATCATGTTAACGTTAACGGACGATAATGGGTGTAGTGTTTTTAAAATTTTACAATGTACATTTGGTTGTACTTTCCAAATTACAATTGAAATGGCGTCTTGTGTTGTCAATATTGATATTCAAGAGTCAAATTGTACTGTTAATATCGAAATTCAACCTGAGAGTTGTGTTGTTACGTTAGATTAAACTTTCCAATATTTTTAATTCCTTTAAATGAAATAGTATTGTTGTGGTATTTATTAAATAAAAACATATAATGTCCACATATCTTATTACAGTTACAAACGAAGCTCCTGGATGCGGTACAGAAATCGAACAACAACTGACGATTACTGGTTGTACTAGTTATATAGTTAGATTAGCTTCAAATTCAAATGCTTTAGGTCCATTTAATGTTTATGTTGACAATGTTCTTTACTATTCGGCACAAACAAGAACCCAAATGCTTAATGGAGTTGTAATAACTCTTGAATGTGTTACACCTACACCAAGTGCAACACCAACACTAACTCCAACTCCAACACAAACTGACCCGATGACGGGTGCTACACCGACACCTACAATTACTTCAACTAATACTGCGACACCAACACCAACACCGACGTTATCTCAAACGCCAACAGGTACTCCTGCGGAGACTCCAACACTTACACCTACTACAACCACAACATTAACTGCTACTCAAACTCCGACTGAAACACCGACACTTACTCCAACAACTACTACTACGTTAACCGCAACTCAAACACCTACTGAAACTCAAACACCAACGGTAACTCCTTCGGTTACTCCAAGTGAAACTGCGACTCAAACACCAACACCAACAGAAACACCAACTCTTACACCAACAACTACTACCACATTAACTGCAACTCAAACACCTACTGAAACTGCAACACCAACAGTAACACCAAGTGAGACACCAACTAATACTCCGACAGTAACTCAAACACCTACGAATACTTTAACACCTACGAATACTGCAACTGAGACACCGACACCTACAACAAGTCAAACACCAACTCAAACTAATACTCCAACATTAACTCAAACACCAACACCAACTAACTTACCGTTCTCGGCTTATTTATTCCCTGAACCAAGTGATGGTACATCACTTGCAAATATAGGTCAATATATGTTAGACCAAGGGGCTAGTTGGTATGGGTATTGGAATGATGGTGGACCACCGCCATCAGGACCAACCTATTCTCCTGATTTGGATACTTATGTTCACTTCTCAGGTTGGAGTACACCTGTTGATGGATTCATTACTCCTGTGACGAATTTTGCAGGACCAATCAGACAAGCTTCTGGTTCGGGAACAGATGCTTATGGATGTACTCAAAACCAATACACATTTGGAACAATCGCTGTGACAACCGCACAAGTTGACCCTGATATTCAATATTTCTATTCAATTTGGATACCACTTGCTGGAGTTGGAGGTACTATGAATAATATGACCGTTGATGCAGGATACGGTGCAGCGTGCTCAAGTAATGTATTACCAGATGGAATACCTGACTCAGTTTTATCTACCGTAAATGTTACGGTTACTTCAGATGCTGCAATACCTGCGGGAACTTATCGAGTATTATGGTTAACTGCGGGAGCACTTGAAGTTCCAGCATCACCACCAGCAAGCTCAACACTTTACATTAAAGGAGATACTAAATCATAAAATGAAAAAAAATAATATAAATTGATGTCATTCCCATATAAAAATCCGATATCTAGTGTTCAAAATAATACGACTGAAAGTGTTGCTAGAAATGTAACTTATGGTACAAACTTTTCCGTGTTATCAACTGGTGGGTACATGGAGGTGTATACTTTATCCGATTTAAATTGGTCAACTTACGGTGTAACAGGGTCAATTCAAAATTCTGGAAATACAATCCCAATCACATTCACCAAAGGAACTGGTACTGCATTTTCACCCGATATATTAACGCTAAACTCAGATAATATATCTTCAGGTAGAAGAAGATTAGGTATGCAAGTTTTCGTTCAAGAAACAGAAACTGTTTATCAATACACTATACCTAATTATGAGTCATTATGGGTTGCATTATCAGGTTTGACTGGTAATTCTGCGAAAACAGAGACAGAATATACAACAACAATTAACAGCCGTTCCCAAGCAGGTAGAGACTTCATCAATGCTTGGACAGGTTCAACCATTGAAGGACAAAGTGGTACGACAAGAGAAAATGCTCGTTGGAGGGTATTTTATGGTACTGATATTCAAATTACAGGTGGTACTTATTTTTCAGGAACACAAGAATTAGATTTATATAATAATACTGGTGGTACTGTAACAATTACAGGATTTACAGGAACTATTACAGGTGGTACATATGATGGTGATTTAGGAATACTAACATTAAATAATAGTGATGGTAGTTCTTTTGATGTATCAGGATTTACATCGGGTGGAGGAGGTAGTCCTCTTACAGTTTATGATGCGACTTCAGGAGTAACTGCAACAAACGTAACAGGAATAACATTTTCAGATGCGGTAGTCACCGATAACGGTGATGGTAATATATCAGTTTCATTTACGGGTGGAACTTCAGGTTCAAGTGGTTCATCAGGAACTAGCGGAACTTCAGGAGTAAGTGGTATCGATGGTTCAAGCGGTACTTCAGGAACTAGTGGAACTTCTGGGGTAAGTGGCATTGATGGTTCAAGTGGTTCTTCAGGTTCTTCAGGAACTAGTGGTGTAGATGGTACATCGGGTTCTTCAGGTTCTTCAGGAACTAGTGGTACAGATGGAACTTCAGGCTCAAGTGGAACGGATGGTACATCGGGCTCTTCAGGAACTAGTGGAACGGATGGTTCTTCAGGTTCATCAGGAACTAGCGGGACTTCTGGAGTAAGTGGTATTGATGGTTCAAGTGGTACTTCAGGTTCATCAGGAACTAGTGGTAGCGATGGTACTTCAGGTAGTTCAGGAACAAGCGGTTCAGATGGTACTTCAGGTTCTTCAGGAACTAGTGGAAGTGATGGTACATCAGGTAGCTCAGGAACATCAGGTTCAGATGGTACAAGTGGTTCAAGCGGAACTAGCGGAAGTGATGGAACTTCAGGTTCTTCAGGAACTAGTGGAAGTGATGGTACATCAGGTAGCTCAGGAACTAACGGAAGTGATGGAACTTCAGGTTCAAGTGGAACGAGTGGAACATCTGGTGTTAGTGGTATTGACGGTTCAAGTGGGACTTCAGGTTCTTCAGGAACAAGCGGTTCGGACGGAACATCAGGTAGCTCAGGAACTAGTGGTAGTGATGGTACATCAGGTTCTTCAGGGACAAGCGGTTCAGATGGTACAAGTGGTTCTTCAGGAACTAGTGGAAGTGATGGTACATCGGGTTCATCAGGAACTTCAGGTTCGGATGGTACATCAGGTTCAAGTGGAACAAGCGGTTCAGATGGTACAAGTGGTTCTTCAGGAACTAGTGGAAGTGATGGAACTTCAGGTTCATCAGGAACTTCAGGTTCGGATGGTACATCAGGTTCAAGTGGAACAAGCGGTTCGGATGGTACAAGTGGTTCTTCAGGAACTAGTGGAAGTGATGGTACATCGGGTTCATCAGGAACAAGCGGTAGTGATGGTACAAGTGGTTCATCAGGAACAAGTGGTAGTGATGGTACATCAGGTAGCTCAGGAACTAGCGGAAGTGATGGAACTTCAGGTTCAAGTGGAACGAGTGGAACATCTGGTGTTAGTGGTATTGACGGTTCAAGTGGGACTTCAGGTTCTTCAGGGACAAGCGGTTCGGATGGTACTTCAGGTTCATCAGGAACTAGTGGAAGTGATGGCACATCAGGTAGTTCAGGAACTAGTGGAAGTGATGGAACTAGCGGTAGCGATGGAACAAGTGGTTCATCAGGGACTAGTGGAAGTGATGGTACTTCAGGTTCTTCAGGAACTAGCGGTAGCGATGGTACATCGGGTTCATCAGGAACTAGCGGTTCAGACGGTACTTCAGGTTCAAGTGGAACTAGCGGTTCAGATGGAACTTCAGGTTCTTCAGGTTCTTCAGGTTCAAGTGGAACTAGCGGTTCAGATGGAACTTCAGGTTCTTCAGGAACTAGTGGAAGTGATGGTACATCAGGTAGCTCAGGAACATCAGGCACTAGCGGTAGCGATGGTACAAGTGGTTCATCAGGAACTAGTGGTTCGGATGGTACTTCAGGTTCAAGTGGAACTAGTGGTTCGGATGGTACTTCAGGTTCTTCAGGAACTAGTGGTAGTGATGGAACTTCAGGTAGCTCAGGAACTTCAGGTTCAGATGGTACAAGTGGTTCATCAGGAACTAGTGGTTCGGATGGTACTTCAGGTTCATCAGGTACTAGCGGTAGCGATGGTACTTCAGGTTCAAGTGGAACTAGTGGTTCGGATGGTACTTCAGGTTCTTCAGGAACTTCAGGTAGCTCAGGAACAAGCGGTAGTGATGGTACAAGTGGTTCTTCAGGAACAAGCGGTTCAGACGGTACATCAGGTTCAAGTGGAACTAGCGGTTCGGATGGTACATCAGGTTCAAGTGGAACTAGCGGTAGT